GCTCAAGCGTCGCCTTGAGCTTGGGACGGAACGGGCCTCAGTGAGGCCACCCCCCCGAGTCGTGCTTGCACGGTCCGACGCCCAGCACCGTACCGCTGGCGTCACATGGCTATGGACCAAGCGAGCGCGGCTCACCGCGTTGTACCTTCACTGCACCGGCGTGCAGACAACATGTTTCCGGCGGCATCGATCGCTGTCCGGAAGGCGACTCGCGATTTCAACGAGTATGTGCACCACGTCGCTTCTCTGGGTGGACATCAGTCCTACGAGCTCCCAAAGAAGGCCGTGAAGATGGGTATTGCGACAGTTGAAGTGACCATGTCTGACGCGCAGGTCGCAATATTCTTCCCCGACATCACTTATCGCCTCATGCAACGAGGGAAAGCAACAGCGTTCGAGCGTCTTCGGCCTTTGATGGTCCTTGCAATTGCATTTGCCGCCGCCCGTCTCTACTTCTACATGAACCACGAACCAACCGTCACTTGGTTGGACACATTTTGGAACTGGTTGCCCTGTTTCGTGGATCTTGTTTGGAAGCTGAGCCTGATTGCGGGAATGCTTGCCTGGTTATTTTGCTGCCTGTTTGCAGTAATCAGCTGGGCGTTGTTCAAGTTGATCTGTCCGTCGCTAGTCTATGTGGATCACGCTGCCGAAGCCGTCGGCAGCACGGTGAGTGGTTTATCATGGCTGCCCGACGTTCTGTTGTCTTTCTATGCGAAATGGTTCGGGAGTGTACGGGAAACAGTGTGCGCGCATTTCCACCATCCGTGGTTGTGCCCTGCGCGTCCTATGAGTAGTCTCCAGCTGCTCGGCGCGTGCGTCGCACACGTGTATTGGCAAGTTGTGCCGCTGCTCCGCCTATTTGTCTTTTGGCGCGCAGTGGGTGTCTTTTTCATCGTTGGATATATCGTAGAGTGGTTGACGCGTCAACGGACTGTCTGGAAAGTGCAGCTGAGGATTGAGTCCCAAGCGTTCTCGATTGCACAAGGCCAGAAGACGCGCGCCATGAACGAATCCACCTCTGACAAAGTCGCAGCTTGCCCGATCATCACGCATGTTGAGAACTACGTGAAGACCGCCCACTCAAACATGCCCGTTGAAAAACGCGATGTGTACCTGCAGGTCTGTCTTATGATCGCATCCGGTTGGGCCGATAACCGAGTGCGAGAGATCAAGACCACCCCGGGGGAGCCTGACTCTGAGCCAGTACAAGACATCTCACGCGAAGGTGTAGGAACGCTCGGGGTTGCCAAACGCTTACTCCGCACGCGCACTAACACGGCCCCGCCAAACGTATGGCGGCGCTCGGTGCTCGTGATCAAGAAGTCTTGGGACAAGCTGTTCGACGACGTTCAGCGTGGACAAGACAGGAATCTTCCTGGCCAGGATGAAATCAAGGAACACTACAGTGGAGTAGTGACGGGTCCAGAATTCTTCGACATTACCGAAGGGTTCGAGGGCAACATTGACGATGAAATCGGTGGTGTCTCACGACACTTGCGCCAGCTCAAGTCATTGGTCACCGGAGAATACATCAATCGCGAGATTGCTCCTGAGGCCACAGAACGACTGGACAAAGCCACGGTGATCATCTGTTCAGTGGTTGACGCCCTCGCCAACCAGCACTTCTTGTCCATCCTCGAATGGTCGCTCCCATCCAAGTGGGGCGCCCAGCGCGATGTGTGGTACCAGCGGCTGGTCCAGGTTGGATGTACCGTAGTCATGCCTTTTCTCAGTGGGTTTGTTAAAACCTGCGAGCTCGCCTTACCCATCAACAAGTTGCCTCGCTTGGTGGGATCCATGGGCCAGCTCTGCTGCGCAAAGGACGCCGCCGTGCTTTGCAGCGTCGAGCAACTATTCAAGAAATTCATTCCCCATTGCGTCGTGAAAGGAATTACACAGGATGGCATCGCAGCGCGTTTCGCTGCCTTTTGTCGTCGCGCGAAGCGGTTGGGATTGAAGATTTTGTCTATCGACATGTCGGCGATGGACTCATCTTGGACCGAAGCAGACCGAACCCGGGTCCGCAAGGTCATGATGACCATCGTTGAGCGGCTGCAGGCACTGTTGGATGCCGAACTTCAGGCAGATTATGTCAGTCAGTGCCGCGCCAAGCGGCGTGCGCTTCGGTGGATGCTCAAGTACATCGAGATCCAACTTGCAGCGGAAGACGCTATCCTCTTTTCGGGCGAGCGCGGAACGTCGATCGGAAACCGCATCTTGATGCTTATTGTGTTTGCGGCCGAGCTTCTGCGCGTCTATGGAGATATCGTCGGAGAGCTCAAGATTCGGAACATGATGTTTTGCCCCCCGGAGGCGTACAAGACGTCTTGCGACGAGCGGCCGCATGGCCGCGTTGAAGCAGATGTTGCTGCTGACAAGTTTCCTGAACATTCGGACTTCGACATGAACATCGGGGACGGTGACGACTGCACCCTCGCGATTCCACAAGACATGTACGGCTCGATGCAGGAATTCATTCTTGCGTACGAGGCTTATTACAAGTTGGTGGAACCGTGCAGTGCGTGGTCGGAGGACACCGACATGGAATGTCTCTCACTTATGTGCATCCATTCGGGTGACCGGGCTTTCTTTGTGCCTAAGGTGCAGCGCAACGCGCAACGCCTCATCGCGCACAAGATCCAGGTCACTCCGTCAAAGCACTACGCTGAGGGTACCATGACGTACACCCCGAAGCCTAAGGAGTACGCTGAGATTGCCACCGACCTTTGGCAGAGGTCGTACACTCTCAAGCAGACCATGGTCTGTCGACATTTGTGCCGAGCGATGTTCCACTATTGCCGCGAGCGCGCGGGCAATGTGGGCACGGTATACGACGACGACATGAAGCGCCTAGGCAAGGTAGACGGCGACATGAAGCTTTCCGAATGCGCGGTGGAGGTCGACGGGAACGGTTCCGCCGACGTGGATGCCTGGGTCATGGTAAAGGCAACCCACTTCAACTGCGTTCACACTTTGACGGCCAAGGAGATCAAGGAGCTCAAGAAGGAGTGGTACGAGTCTGACCAGGCGTGGTCGCAGCTGACTCTCACCGACGACTTGTGCGCTCACCCAGACGTTCTGTTGACCAGTTTGCCGATTGGTCCGAACGTCGCCGCGGCTCTTGGATTTAAAGCAGGACTCCAGGAGCAGCTACAGCGACAGCTTGTAAAGGGGGAGGGAGCCCCCCCCGATATGTGTGTTGGATCGCGGCCCGGAGGGAATGAGGACAGCATTCCTGATGCGCCGGCGACCGAGCGTGTTCTCGCGGCATCTGTGATTGTGACCAAAGACGGCGCCACTGCGCTGTGTGGTTACGAACCGCA